CCCCCCTTGTCTGGGTGGCTCTTTCTTTTATAAAAAGATGTATAATTTCGTCCGCCGGAACTCTTACGTGTTTTATTCCTTGCGAGCTTACATCATACGGGTATCTATCAAATAACCAATATGCTACTGGCTTTCCATAGGTATCTTTTTCAACGCCCATAACTATAGAGTTGCCATTAGGAAGGTCCTGATACAGCTTCTCGTCCAATAAATCGCTTTCTAATACCTGTAAGCCAAAATTAAACGGGTTTTCATATCCTTTTACCATTCTTATTAAAACTTCGCCGTCTACTGCTACTCTTCTAATAGCCAACTTGCAAATATCCCTAAAATTTGAACCGTCTACGCCTGCTATTTTGCCCCACTTTTCCCAAGCCGTCTCAACTTCAGTATTTTTGCTAGAGTCCGGCAAATTCTTATATTTAGTCATTGCCTGACATTGAAGCTTTATTCCGTTGTGGCCCACTACGTTTTGCTCTATTTCCCGGACAAATTCTCTAACATAGTCGTTATTTCTCTCTAGGTCCCTCGTTCTCGCTCTTAGCCTGTAGAGCGCCCACCTTAGAATATTATCTGCAGACAAATTCGTTGTAAACCAATCAGAAGTAAGCCTATTAGAAATTGCCCCTTGATAATATCTTTTAGATTTAGCTATTTTTTGGGTTTCTTCGAAAGCTCTGCTTTTTTTAAAAATATCTAAAAAACTCAACGGAAAACCCCTCTAAAATTAAGCCAACTGTCGGCATCAGAAACAAATCTAACCTTTACTTGGTTACCAATAGGCTCCAAACCTTTAGCCTGCAGCTCTTGCTTATATAAGAATTTATATCTATTCCAAGCCTTGAAAAGCTCTTCATGGGTCATACTTACTAGCTTTTTATCGCCTAGAGTATACTCTTTTTCGCTTCTCGTTGCTCGCCCTTCTATTACCGCCTCTATTGCGTCCAAAACTTTTTTAACATGGCTTCGGTCGTCTACTGGTGAAGCGTATGGGTCCGGTAAAATTCTTATTTCGCCTAAAAATAAAGTGTTTACCTCTTGGTTCTTGACAAACCTTAAAATCACTTGATATTTGCCCGGAACCCAAGAATTATTAGTTATAGCCGTAAAGAGATAAACGTCGCCTGCGGTTGTCGCGCTGAAATGATAGGTATCTTGGGAGTTATAAAAGATTACCATCGCGGTCCAACCATCTAAGGGATTATATTTTCCGTTTGTGTCTTCTTGGGTTATGTCGAAAGTTATTGTGTCGCCCGCATAGGCCTGCAAGGGTAGCATACTTACCCCCTTTAAGTTTTGAAAATTATACCAAAATAAAAACAAAAAAATCCATTATAAACGCGTTACCAACCGCTAAGCCAAGAGCTTTTTCTTGTTTTTTTCTTAGGCTGCTTCTTATTTTTTAAATTATCTTCTAAAGGGTAGGGAATTTCTTCAAATTTGGCCTTAAATTTCTCTAAATTTTTATTTTCTTCGGCTTCTTTTTGCAAATTTTGCTCTATTTTTTCAAAATTTGGCTGCAAAATCGTTATTGCGGCTAAATTGTAGCACCAAAGGTCTAATATTTCGTTTCTTTCTCTTATTTTTACATATTCTTTAACAGAAAAGCCTTTAACTTGTTTAACTACAGGTCTTTCGGCTAATAATTGCTCGAAATATTCATCGTCGCAAGTCTTATTAAAATGAATATAACCGTTGCCGGGTTCTTCTATTTTTAATCTGCCGAATAATACGTCTTTGGCCGCAAAAGTGCCCACCGGGAACATCTTTACGCCCTCTCGGCCTACTAGCCTAGCCCTGTTTACTATCGGGGCTCCAAAAACGCCAACGCCTTTAATTGCGTAAACCCTTCGCATTTGTCTAGGTTTCACATACTCATAAACTTTCTTTGTCATATATCCGGAGTCTATTAAGCAAATAGTAACTTTTAATAAAGCTCCGTCTTCTCGAGTAAACGTTTTGGTTAGATAATTATCTATACCTTCCCAAGGTATATTAGTATAAGAATAGCCGTAAATAATTTTGTGGTCTATATGCCAAGCTTCTTCGCCTTTACCCCAACCCACTACTAAAATCTCGAGCCTGTCCTCTTGGACGTCAACGCTGGCCGTTAACAATAAAACTTTCTTAGGAACTTCTGTATAAAACTCTATTCGCTTTTTAAAATACTCATTTGTCAACCCGCTTACGTCTTCGTCTTCATAAGGCAAGCCCATAGAGGTATTTACAAAAACTTTCCAAGTTTCAACGCTTTGCTTAGCCTCGTCCATTTTTGTCGCAAGTTCTTCAAAGCTGACCCATGGAGAGTATAGCTCGTTCAAATGAAAGCCCGCCACTTTACTCTGCTTTCCTTCGGCTATCCACTCGCCGCCTTTTACCATTTCTAGCTTGTCTTTATCTGTCAGCTTAGCTCCGCAAAAAGGGCATTGGTAATAAGCAGAAGAATAGTCGCTGCCGTCCCATTTAAAATTATCAAAAGATAAAGTTTGCTTCGTCCCGCATTTAGGACACTTAACAAAAAACTTCCTTTGGTCCGAATTCTTATAGGCAAGCTCTATTCTCGACAACCCTTTAAGAGTTGGAGTAGAGCAAACTACTATTTTACGATTCCAAAAGGTTGTAGTCCTTTTTATCGCCAAACTTAAAGGGTCGCCTTCCACTCCGACGCTAAGCGGATATCTATCTACTTCGTCTGCAAGAAGGATTCTAACCGGCCTAGCAGACAAGCTCGCCGGAGAATTGGCCCCTGCAATAGCCAAATAGCCGCCCTCGAACTTCTTAAATAAAGTCTTTTCGTCCGGGTTTCGACTCTTTACCGGGTGAAGAATTTTTTTTAAGACCTTAGTGTCTCTAATCATTCCCGACAACCTTTCTTGTGAAAAAGCTTTAGCCATATCTAAGGTTGGAAGGATAAACAAAATTGGACTGGGTTCATAGTGCATAAAATAGCCCAAAATATTCTCTAGGATAGAAGTTTTGCCTACTTGTGCGCTACTCATTATTACAACTTGTTCTATCTCTGGGTCGCTTAAGGCGTCCATAATGCCCCGCTGGTATTCTGCCCGCGCAGTATTCCACCGCCCCGCCTCTGCGGAAATCTCAGGACTTAAAACTCTAAAACTGTCTGCCCATTGGCTAGTCGTCAAACTCGGCTTCGGCTGGAATATCTTTGTTGCTCTTCTGATTGCTAACGATATTGCGGTAGGTTTTGACATCGGACAGCTCCTTCTCTATATCTTTAATAATACTCTGGGCCTTAGTTTTTACAATATTAATATCTTTGGCGTCCTTTAAAAGATAGGCTACTTCTGAAGCTATTCGAACAGGCGCGGAATCTAACTTTGATTTTACCAAATAAAAAACATCTTTTAGAGCTTGCTCTACTAAGTCGGCTTCTATTAAGCTGCCCTGCAACCTCTTTAACTCCATCTTTCTTATTTCTGCCTCATAGCTGACCAGCCTAGTCCTTTCTTCTGTTAGGCCCAGACTTCCCTGCCCTTCTGATAGTTTTCGATAATAATCTATTAAAAACTTGCTAGCTAAAAGAATATCTACTTGCCCCTTATAAACAGGCGGGGCTCCGCGCTCTTTTACTAGTTGCCTATATCGCATTGAACTAATTCCAAAAATTTGACGGCAAGCCAATTCTAAATTAAACTCGTTAGCCATTTTCTTGCCCTCTCCAATATTTTATAAAACGGGGAACAATATTATCCCCTTTATAATACCTAAACTCAAAGGTTAGGGCCATTTCTCGCAAACTTTCCCAGAGCAAAGGATACTCTCTTTTTAGAGCTTCCCATTGCTCTACTTTCTGAAAAGGACAGGTCCAACAAGCTGTGCGTTGAAAGCCTTTAGAATAGCCTTGCCAAATAGGGATTTTTTTGATTTCTTCTTCAAAGGTTTTTTCGTCTACATAATAAATAGGGTTCAAAATTCTTATTTTACCGTTTTTTACTGTTTGAACCAGTCCCGTTTTACCTCTTCCCGAATTTTTAGATAGTTTTTGGCTTTGCCTGCCGCCTCGAATTGTTAAGGTTTTGACCCCAAAAGACTCTACATATTTATCAAAAGGTTCGTTTATTAAAAGGTCAATGCAACTCCTAAATCTTACGTCCGGGAAGCTTTTTTGAACTCCAAAAATCTCGTGCCAACTTTTTGGAGACTTTAAGATTGTTAATTTTACGCCAACAGATTCGCAAAGCCGCATAGCAAAAACTACTAAATCCGGGAACTCTACTCCGGTATCAACAAAAACGGCTTCTGTTTTGTTTAAATCTAGCCAAGGTAAGACCTTTAATAAGGCGTATGTGCTGTCCCGGCCGCCAGAATATTGAATAAAAATACGTTCTGCTTTATCTATTTCTCGCTTAGATTCTTCGTCTAACTCTAGCGGGGAAAGATTTTCAAACGGGGATAGATTTTCTTTTTCTTCGGCTTTTTCTTCTAAAATCTCTAAATTAATATCAGGCAAATTAATAGAGTCTAAGTCTTCTAGTTTTAAATCCATATCAAATAAAAACGCTTGAAAGCCTTCTTGTGTCATTCGTTGATATTGAGAATTGACGGCCAACAAAATCTTAGCAGCTTCTTTTTTAGTCTTTCCCTCGATATCGACAACTGGGATTTTGTCTATTGTGTAACCTTCTTTTAATAACTCTTTTAAAGCTTTAAGCCTGCCATGCCCGTCTAAAATTAAATTTTGATTCCAAACAAAGACGGGGGCGACCCACCCTAAGTCTAAAATAGACTTCTTTAATTTTACTAAGCCTTCTTTTGTAAACTTTTTTAAATTACCTTGAAAATCTTTAAATTCCTCTACATCTAAATAACGGTTGCCCTTACATTTGATTGGTATTTTTTTTTCTGACATTTAGCCCTCCCCAAAAAAATAAAATAAAACCCTAAAACTTTTAAACGTAACTAAAGAAATTTCGCGGCTTTGCCCGCCGCAAGCGCGGACCCGCCCGCAAGGACCCGCCGATTTTTTAAACCCGCCACAGAATTACTTACATTCATAGCCAAAAAGGCCATTTGCTTTAACGCTGCGCTCGTTTCCGGGCTCAAACGTCCAAAACTATTAACCACTTTCTTTAAGCCCCTTCTTGGTGTGTTTTTGTGCCCTTTGCGCTTTAATTTTTGGTATGCAGCCCTTCCTTTTTTATTAATCAAGGTAATATCTCTGCTCGTCAATAGCCCTTTTAACTCTTTTAATATATTCCGCCCGGAGCTTTTTATCGCTCGAGTGATAAAGCCCCACTGCCTGCCATAAGCTATAACCTTTGTTTATATACTCTTTAAGGATAAAACCTGCGATATTTATATTATTTTTGTCGTCTAAAAGGTTAGCTTTAAAGCCTTTTTTTGCAAGGCTGTTTATCCACAAGCTGTTAATCTGCATAAGCCCTATGTCAAACGAACCATCGGCGTTCTTGTGTATAGTTCTTTTATACCCGCTTTCTACTTTCATTATAGCCCAAAGTATTTTAGGGCTTATTCCGTATTTATGGCCGGAATTACTTACATCTAGGTATAAGTTAGCGTTGGCTATCTTAAACAATAATAAAAAAATCATAACCACTCTAAAAAAGGACATCGTTTACTTTTACTGCCTCAAGCCTTTTTTTAGCTATTTTTATATAGCTTTGCTCTTTCTCTATGCCTATACAATCATAGCCCAAAATTTTGCTCGCCACACAAGTGGTCCCGCTTCCTGCAAATGGGTCTAATATTAAACCTTGCGGGGGCGAAGCCAATTTAACTAGGTATTTAATCAACTCTATCGGCTTAACTGTAGGGTGGCTATTTTCTATCTGCCCGTTTGCTGTTCGCTCGCTCTTGCTTGCTTTAGCGCAATAAAAAAAGCGAGAGGCATTTTTGCTTTGCTTATCTAGCAACTCCGCCGACTCTCCGTCTAAAATCACATTAGCAGGAAAGCGCCCTTTATTTAAATCTATTAAGTCCCCGTTGCAACCAAACCCTTCCCCTCCAAGTCCGCCCGAGTTAGGAACGATATTAACCTTTTTTACGCCCCCTTGCGTTCCTATTCTGCAGCCGTCTATATTTAAACCCGCAACGCCCCATTTTAAAGCATTTTTTGCATAACTGCCTTCATAAGGTTTCATTGCCATTACTATAGGCTCATATGCCGGCTTTAGTGCAGAGCCGTATCCTTCCCATTCCTTTGCTTCGGAAGTTGAAGGAAGGGTTTTATATTGTTTGTCTTTGACTTTTTCTTTATCAAAACAAAACGGAGAGCCATTAGGCTGGTAACTTCTATTCCGTCTTCCCCAATGTTCATATTCTATCTTTTCTCTTTCCGCCCCTTTAATTTTATCAATAGCCTTACTTATATCAAGAGATTTCGGAAATCCGTTTCCATAAAGCCACATTAAAACGTCTTTAATAAACCAACCCGCGTCCTCTAACCCGCAAGTTAACCTGTGGAAGGTCCTTGTCCCGCCAAAACATAATAGGGTCGTTCCCGGCTTAGCCACTCTTAAAGCTTCAGAGGCCCATAGCCTAGTCCATTCCTGATATTTTTGTAGGTCTGTTCCGAAATTATCCCATTCTTTACCCATAAAGGCTAAGCCGTAGGGCGGGTCGGTTATTATTGTGGTTACATAATTGTCGGGAAAAGTTTTCATTATCTCTATACAATCGCCCTGTATAATCTTATACATTTTTAGCCCTTTTTCTTTCAATCTTTATCGCTTCTAAATAATCCGGGATATTCCAATTTAACGTTTGAGAGTTGGCTTTTAGATATAGACTTTCATATTCAGCTTGGCCCAACTTGGCAATATATAAACTTCTCGCCCATTCCGGGTCGAAGTGGGCCTTCATATGACAACCGCTACAAATAGACACTAAATTATTTTCGTCAAACATTGTTGCCTTAAATCTTCTTGAAAAGATATGATGAACTTGGGTCGCAGGACGTTTTCCACACATTTCGCAAATAGGCCTTTCTTTACGAATTCTTTTAGAAACTAGGGCCCAAAGCTTTTTTTGCAAGTCAGATTTTTTTACTTTCTTTTTTTCCATTTTTACCCCTTTGTTTATCTAGCCCGAACTTGTGTATATAATTAAGTATTGTCGCCGTCGAGCATTTACATTCTATTGCAATATCTTTCACCTTGCGCCTCTTTTTAATATACTGTGTTTTTAACCAAATTTTATTAAGGTAGTATTTGCCTCTTTTTCTTTCGTTTACAACCAACCTTTGCCAGAGTCGCATAAAGCTTCCTTGCCTAACAAACAAACCTTCCGGGACTTTAAAACCACTTTTTATTAATTTAGCCACATACTTAGAAATATTTATCTGGTAAAGATAACCCATATACCAATCGTAAGCGACTATTCTAGTCTTGGGATATTTATAAACCACATAATTAACAAACCTTCTGGCGGTTGTTTTGTTGACGTCTACTAACTCAAGAATATCGTCTATTAAATCTTCAAAAAAAATATAATTTATGTATTTGTCCTCTTCAAATACTCTTTTTAACAGTTCTTCTATCATTCAGAGCTCTTTCTTTCAAAAATCGTTCTAATTCCGTTTTAGATATTACATACTGCTTGCCTAATTTTTCAGTTCTTAGTTTTCCGCTTTTAATAAGGCGCCTCGTCCAATCTGTGCTATAACCTAAAACTTCCGCCGTCTCTCGCAAACTCAGGAAGCCTTCCATAAAATCCCCCTTTAAAAAAAAGTTGCTCTATTATGGCATATATTGTCGCAAAAGTCAATAATTTTAGAACTATACTACTAAAAAAAATAGGCGGGCGCCCCAATATATATTTTTTAAAAAGTGGTAACAACCATAAAAAAACGGCCAAAAAAGTTACCTCTTTTAGGCTAAATGTTACCACCTTTGTTACCACTTTGTTACCACTTTGGGGGGTATTTGTTACCACTTTGTTACCACTAAAAAATTAAAAAAATATTATTTAAATAATCTTTTTTTATATTTTTTTTTGCTTTTTTTAAAAATGGCTATAGGGGGAAAACTCCCCCTAAAAAACAAGTGGTAACAACGCGGTAACAAGGCGGTAACAAGGCGGTAACAAATTAAACAAAGGTGGTAACAAACTAAAAAGGCTTGTCGTCTAGCTCTGTGGCATTGTCGTTAGCATTAATAAACCAGACGCCTCGCTCGTTTTCGACTAAGCCCTTAGCTTTCATTTTGCTTAACGTTTTCCTTAAAACACTGTTGCTGGTGCCCGGAAGTAGTTGTTGGATTTCTGAGAGCGTTTTTTCGCCGTATTCTAATATACTCAAAATCATTTCTTTTAAAGTAACGCCTGCTTCTTCAAGCTTTCTTCTTTCTACTTTAAATCTTTTGTCTGCCGTCTCTTTAATTTCGAATATTTCTGGCTCAAATAATCTCGTAAAATTGCTTTTTTTATGGACCAACTGTAAAACAATGCCTTCTTTATTCGATACTTTTTTTGCATACCAAATATTGCGAGCATCATTAAAAAAGAAAACACTGCCATAAGGGTCCGGGTCGTCTGAGTTCTTAGCAACGTGCGATAATAACAACCAAGTTACAGGTATTTTTAGCAAGGTTTGCGAATATAAGGAAACCGCTTCTGGGCTAAAAACATCAGAGACCATCGATTTTACTACACTATCCACTACTATTACATCAATTTGCTTATCTTTAACTTCATTGTAAATCTGCTCTATTTCATTCCCTAAACGGGTATGGCAAGCCCTAATATAGATATTTTTAGCGTCGTCGGTGATTTTTCTTATAGTTCTTGCTATAGACTCGACAGTAGGGTTTTCATAGTCTAAATATAAGACTTTATAACCCAGTTTGTCCAATTTGGTAGCTAAATAACAGGCGTAAGTAGACTTTCCGGTGGAACCCGCGCCGTATATCAAATTTATGGCCCCTTCTAGAATAAAAGGTTCTATTAAAAAGCGTGGTTCATAAGAAGTTATTTTAATATCGGTTATTCTTTCCGAGCTTGCTTTTATGAAGTGTTTTAAAAACTCTTTTTTAAAGCTTTCTATCAATTGCGCTAGCGTGGCTTCAGAAACAAAGCCGACGCTAGTCTTAAGGACGTTTACTAAAGCCCTTGTCCCTGTGGAAGAGTGAAAATTGAAATTTGCCGAATATAAATCTTGGGCCAAAACTTGCTCGTGCGCGCTGGTTATCTTTAAAAAACACTTAATCCCGTCTTTATCTTGAAAAATAGATTTTGCTGTGAAATACATTTTTAATTTAGGATAGAAAAGCTC